CGACAATTTCTGCCAGCAAAACTCTAAAAGTCACAATTTAGCGATTATAAAAAATTTTCACTTGAAGGTCAAACCTCCAAGTTACGTAAAAACTAATCTTTAAACCCCTGATTTAACAGGGGGACTTTTGGAGGTTCACTGACCTAAACTTACATCTGATAACTCGTTTCTTCTTAGAAAACAAAATTGCAATAATTTTGATAACGTAGATATCATTTTTAAAATATGAAATATATATAGATATGCAAGATGTGCGACTGTGCCACACATTTTATATGTAATTTAACGTCCGAGGACGGGTATTACTTACCAGAGTGAATACTTATTTAATGACGCGTATTTCACATACGTCATGATGTCACTTTATTAAATATCTTGTGATGCTGGAACGTCAGGATACAAGATATAACCTGGTACATTCAGAAAGAAAACTGGCGAGAAGTCAGTTCCCGCTGAACAGTACAAAGAGACTTGTTGTCTGTAAGAACTATTGGCCACCGCCGGTGATATAAATGTGCTATAAGTAACAGAATCCCTAGATGTGTTGTCTCTGGGACTACCATTACTCCTCAATAACGGATTATTGGAGGAGAACTTATACTTATTATAATACGGCACACTAGCATGAATAGCATGCTGCGTGCGATTATCAGCAACAACAATACCACCTTCACTACCCTTAAGATAACGACGAGTTATATCAGGTAGAGCACTAGTATTGGTAAAAGAAATTACATTCTCCACATTTCTGTTAGACGAATTAGTTAAAGTATCATTACGGGAGAGAGTAACTGTTGCGACATTATTACCAGCTGATGAATTTACATCAGCATGCCAAATAATGCTACCACGATTTCCTACAAAGCACGACGTTATCCAATTAATTGGTGTAGAATGTACATAGTTAAATGGAACTCCACTAGCGTCAGGCACAGTCTTAGCTGCCTGATCATACCCATTAGTATCATACCCAAAATATAATGGCATGCGCTGGAATGCAGTCGTATACGTCTGAAAACCAGCAAGAGTGCCATCAAATACTTGGAAAGTTCTATGTAAGTATGTTCTTCTCAAAAGCGTTCTCAAAGAGTTAATAGTCTCACCCATGTGAATGAGATTGATAAACTTGGAGGTACTTGATTCAGCCATGCCAACATCAGAGGTGGTGGTAGATTTCCCAAAAATATCCTCTGATTGTAAAACATAGGGGGACAATCTAGAGACATTGCTAGTCTTTAATGGATCAGCAAACTCAAGATTTTCATGGCCCCGCACAAACATAGCTATGCCAATGGGTGCATCAGACACTGGCGATGTTTGCACCGTTAGAACTCTAACCGTAACTATTCCATTATGCTCAGGGTCCGAAGCAATACTCGTAAGGGGTACTGAACCATACCTAGTAACAATATCATTACCAGTATTTAGGTATGATGCTGGCTGGGTGTATGGTATTGAAAATTCAACTTCAGTTTCCTCAGATATATCAACAATCTTGGTATAGACCAAGTTAGTTGATTCAGCAGTATTCGCAATATCTCCGGCAGGATCCCAAGAGATCTTAACTCTCCCACGGTGGAATTTCGTGCATAAAAATTTAAATTTGAAGATGATATCTCCTCTCCAATATTTAAATAATGATCCAACCATCCACATGGGAGTGCCCTGCACATAGTCAACACCACTAACTGATGAAAAATTCACCAGCGATGGTGTTATACGAGAGTTCCACAGTAAATCATTCACTGCATAAGTTCCAGGCCACTCAATGGTTTCTAGGAAAGTTTCTCGCGTGACTATATTCTTAATTGCCAACTCATCCCCCAAATCGACACCACACACCTTAGGATCAATAGAGATCTCATTCTTGGAATCCAGAGTCAATTTCTCAACAGGAATGCCAATATCAGTAGCAGCATAATTGGGATTATTTTTTGGAATAAACGCATGGGGGTCCGCAATAACAGGAACGTTGGTGTAACCAAAGAGTGCTGCAATATCACTAACAGCAGTTGCTGCCATCGAAGTAGCCGTAGCAAATGGTCCGATGAAGGGAACACCTCCTAACATTCCAGTATAGCGAGCTATAGCTGAAGCTGGCTTGGAGACACATCCTTTACCATATTCATCAGCAGACTGTAATGACAAACTAACAGTTGGTCCTCCCAAATCTACTTCTGTTGCCCAAGCATAAACTTGAATTGTGACATCACTACCAAGAATACCATTAGCACTTGAAAGAGGGAAAAATAAATCATTCATATTTATCGTGCCCATATTAAGAAGACTATCGGTACTCGTTATATCTAACCAATTTAGTGGATAGAAAAAAGGTAGTTTCATAGTAGCACCCTGTGAATCTTGCGGATACAAGAAACACTTGGGACGCTGACTTCTGCCCATCAAAGTTTGTGCTTCCAAACCAAAACCACCATTAACAGCACAAGGCTCATAGTAATCAAATGTGGCATTATTAGCAAGAGGACGATAAGAAACCATCAGACAACTGTAATAAAATGGGGAAGCATTAATCAAAAACTTTAAATTCAAATTACATCTCAATAAATAGTAATTATCCAATTTAGACTTCACAGCAGGATTATCAAAATAATCATACCATGGTGAAAAAGATTGGTCAAAAACATCATTAAGTATCCAATTGTAAGTATGAATTAACACTGGACGTGTTAAAAAATCTCCCAAATTGACACTTGATGACATATCTACTTGCATCTGAGATAGCGTTTGTGGAATTTCGAGTTTGTCAGAGTCAACAGCTTTTCCAAACTGCACATTTTCCTGATTCTCCTCAGATATTGCGGCATCGACATTAGCATTCATCACATCATTAGATTGTAAGGATATGAGCGAATAATTAGGTCTATAATCTTCATTATCTGAAGAATCACAATCCTCATTATAGCCAATAACATCTGCGACATCACAAGAATCTTGACACAAACAGTGACATGTGGGTACTAAACCAAGTACCCGCTGGGTGATCTTACGCAGATCACGCGCGTTGGCTCGTTTACTCGGACGGCCCGCCTTTTTATTGGTTTTCTCGATAGGCTTTAAGATATGATGGCTAATCAGGCCACCATAAATGTCGTGTTAAGAGTGTAACACAGAAACACAGTACATTATTTAACGTCCCATACCAAGGACGAGAGGCCCCTAAAGTTGCCTTCCGACAGAAGCTTGTATGAATCGATCCACATGATTGTCCCATGTTAGGAAAGTGGTGTCAGTGATATAATCCATCATACCACTTTCAATCAAGCAATTGCGTAGAATCTTAGACTTTTCCTCAAAAACATCTTTACCCCAGAAGAAATATTCTCCTAGAGCACTCGAAACTATGTCAACAGCTTGTCTTTCCTTACAAACCGACTTGGAAAAAGTCCAAACCATTAAACTCTTCTCAATAGACTCCAGTTCAATGGGGGCAAAACAAAATCCAGTGTCACTATCATAACGGAAGCCACGTTTAAGGAAGGATGCATCACTTATGTGGATATATGGGATACTCATGGCATCTTTATCCGCCATCGTGTAACCAAGACCATATGTAGCAAAAAGCTCAGAAATTGAGGTATGATTAAACCAGGGAATATTGCGACTCACTCCCATAAGGTTATCATCTCCATAGGTCATTAAGCTGACATTTTCCTTAAATGTAGAACATATCTTATCTGGATTTAAAACCCGATAGGCATATCTCATATACAAAGAATTTACCAAACCATTTATGATAACGGTAAGAGCATGGCCAGAGGGATTCCCACCATAAAATTGAATAAGATCACCATTAAAGTCACACAGTGCATAGGCAGTGTCAACAGCTATACCTTCAATTACGCGCAATTGTTCTTGAGTATAATTCCCTGAAAGCTCACAAACATACCGGAGTATGTCGAAGGCTTGAAGAATGAACTCTGCAGGCATAGTTTTATCGAATTTCCTAGTCTCCAGCTATGATCATATCATCACCAAATTGTGTAATATACTTATACAAATGTTCCCAGTCTGATGATTGCGCAACAATACCGGGGGCACTTTCAAATAAGAGTTTATTATTCTGAACAAATCTTATGGTTGATAATAGAAACATTCTCGTTACAATTGTTTGATCCATTGGAGCACCACAAAAGACACGTGTCTTCTTTGCTTTAACCTTGGCAAAGGATACAGCCTCATCTTTTAAGTGTGCCATATAAACACACGACGATCTCTCGCCTGATGAGTATCTATCTATCAAGACTTGACAACGATCACGTATCTCGGGTGTGACTTCAACTGGGTCCAACAATCCAAATTGAGGTTCAATAGGTTTTAGGAAATACTTCTTTGACTTATTCCACGGCGCACCAGCACTAGTATTCCGCTTTATTTTATCAATATAGCAAACTCCTTCTGCCCCGTTGACAGCTGTGAAGAAATCCAAGACAATCACTTCCTTGATAGTATCATTAACTCCTTTTAATATATCATTCTTGAAATCTAATGCAATTTCACAAACAATAGCTGAATCGAAAGTAAGCAAAGGGTTAGTCAAATCAAGTAAAGCTAAGTTCCATGGTTCCCACGAAGATAACTCTGGTTTACCATAGCGAATCTTATATCCATGATGCGTAAGAAATGGTGCTAGGGGTGAGACTCCAACAGTGGATTTAGGCTTACGCCTAAACCCTTTGAATGAGCCAAAAACCTCAGCTGTTCCTTCTCTCAAGAAACGTATATTGGCCTTAGGATGCAAGATATCAAGTTCTCGCTGAGCAGTTTCTGAAGAGAGAAGGGGGTGACTACCCTGTATTGAATACATGGACTTCTGATCAAGTATCTCCTCAAAGAATTCCTGATACAAGGCAGTAGCTGCCACACGATCATTATCCAAAAATTCAAGTACGTGGATTCCTCCAACCATTTTACCCATGGGGGTATCAATAACTACCATTGCACCACAATCGCCATGAATGGTCTTACGTGAGCAAATATAGCTCCATATGTCAATGCGTGTATCAACACCATGGTGGTCATCTTGAATAGACATTTGCTTCTCCAATTTTATACTCCTAAGAGTATCAACTCTTACAATACCGTAAGTATCTCTCATAAGAAGATAGCCATTGGTATGTGTGTTAACACTTTTCTTTGGCAGTAAATGGTGAATTCCCCTTTTCGGTGGAACCCCTGAAACTGTGAAAATGCAAATGTCGTTTCCAAGGTAACGCACTATATCGCGCTCAGATAACTTGAATACAATATTGCCATTGACTCCTACAGTCTCGGGAAGATGAACAAATTTCATGTGCGTACGATCATCTATAGTTGGAATATTATGGTTATTAGTAACATAAAGATTCCCACGTAGACAAACTGCTTTTCCAACCCTGACACCTGCCTGGTTGGGCAAATCAACAGTGATCGATACACAATTCTTCCCAATTCTATTAAGGAAAACATTAACATCTTCAGTCTTATTTGAAGTGATCTGTGGTGTCAAATCAAATCTCGATAAGTGGATATCATTGTTAATCCAGATATCAGGCTTTTCTTCGCGTAATGGTTTGGGCTTGGATCCTATGTCGGTAACACTCATACTCCCTTGGAAATTGCTATCAATTTTCTTTACCTTATTAGTAATCTTGACAATTGCATAAATAGCAGTCAATACTATGATAACAAACCCTATTGATTTACAAGCAACGCGACCGACTATGCGGTCTCGCGTTCTATTACCCAAATCTACCCAATATTCTCGGGTTAATCTATCATGACCAAGAGTTCTTTGTCTCAGATTATCATAATATTGATAAAATCTCCTTGGATAATAGGCAGCTCGAGATAAGACTTGAGCATCAGCTTTAACAATTTGAATTTGGCGTTTGCAGAGAAAATAAATTCCAGCTAGGAATATTAAGATATATGAAATGCATGTCAAATGAAGCTCAATTCTCCCTTGGAGGGCAACTGGTTTATCTTCTTCAACAAATTCCTTCAATATTTCTTCCTCGTACTTTTCTCGTTTAGGAGGGAAATATTTATCCATAGTCCTGCTAACCCACGCAAAAAATCCATCATTATCAGGATTAATGGCTGGAGAATTTTTCAATTCTTCAGCTTTATTTATCCAATAAGAGGAATGATATCCTGGCGGGGGGAGAAGTTCATGGTAAGTCGGATCTCTTAAGCATTCACAAAACTGTTGCTTTGGCATGTCACACCTGGTACAAAATTCGATATCTTCCATATCTGCTATAGCAGCCATGAATTTATCTTGATTGGCATTATGTAACACTATCTCTTCTTTAAGATACAACAGTAGTTCTCTCAAATTGCATTTCTCACGCACACGAACATATTCGGCATTTTTCTTATGCGAAGTCGTAAGAACAGCTTGTACAGTATCCACATCGAAGAACCAATAATCATCATAGCATCCGGGAACACTGGGTTGGATTTTGGATCGATCCAACATTCCGTCACTTTTAGCATACTCAGGCTTAACGTGCGGAGTTACAACAATTGGTAAACGACGTTGCACTGCAGAAGCATGCGAGAAGTAAGCGGCAGCATTAAGATGCTTAATATTAGTGGTTGCAACTAACAAACTATTGAGTACTGGGGTTTTACCCTTGTCCTCAAGCGCCGCTTGGTTTGGACTATATGGCTGATTGTTTCTGACTTGGATTAAAAATTGATATGATTCATCACCATTAGGACATTTGTCCGGATGGGGAAAACCAATATCATCCAAAACAATACACCACATACTTGATCTAAATCCGTCCCAATATTTGGAGCCTGGAGATAAAGTGTAACAAAAGTCGGGCTTCGTTTCAAGTCCCATGAACTTACCATAAAAGTTAAACATGATTTCCTTGAGATATGTTTTACCAACGCCTGATTCTCCAAAGAAAAGAACTGAAAAAGGTGCTTTGCGCAACTTCCTACTACTCTTCTTTGTAATGAAATCTGTGCGCCACAGTAGCAAATCATTGTAACAACGATTAACACTCTCTTTATCATATTTGGACATTCCATTAGTATGTTTCTTGACGTTAGCAAATTTTTCGATAGTATCGTCTAATTCGCTCTGAAAAGAACTAAGATTGAATCCAAACAATTCGGGGTTATGTAACTGTTGTTGTTGTTGCTTTAATTTATAATACGAATCAAAAAGAGCACCATAGGTATCGCCACTGTGATATATACAATCAATATCACCAGTTTTAATAACCTGTATACCTTTTTTAAGTATATATAAAAAAGTATCAAGCATAACAACCAGAAACGTTGGTCCAAATTTGAACTTCTGTTTAACTATATTGGCTTCCATGTTAGTGTAACCGAT